AAGCCTCTAAAAAAGTAAGACAATGAACTACCCAGAGCAACAAATGCTTAAGATCCTTAATAGGGATCTGTTAAGTAATCCGATGTATGTTATTAACAATCTTCATATATATGATTGGGAATCTGACTTCCTGGCCATAACAAGATCATTGTACGCTTATGAAGTAGAGGTCAAGATGTCTAAGCAGGATTTCTTTAACGACTTCAAAAAAGATAAAAAACATAAGGTTCTTAAGGACGGCATTATTAAGGTAGGTGGTGTCATAAGTTATCCTCCAAACTATTTCTACTACGCCTGTCCGCCTAACATGGTTGACGTAAGTGAAGTTCCGTCTTATGCTGGACTGATTTATGTCGATGTTAGTAAAAATAGGAAGAACATCGTTAAGGCCGCACCTTTAATTCATAGACAGAAGTTTGATGTAGTGGGTAGGAAACTGGTGGATAAGTTTTACTACAATATGCTTACTTGGAAGAAAAGAGCTATTTCAAACGTGTATGCGGACCCGGCCAAGGAAAGAGAGAAGGGCGTGCGTGCCGGAGCTGAGGCTGTAAGGAAGTCGGCCTGGGATGCGTTCAGGGCACAGTGCCCGCACATCGTTTTCCCTTATGGAAAAGAATTTCCGATGTGTGACGATCATGAACAAGATCATCCCATGAGAGACTGCATACTTCAGTGTGAAAAAGGTAGAATATTTAAAAACGTATTAAAATGAGCACCCCACGTGAATTAAGCAGGATAGCTAATAGGATAGCCACGAAGATGACTGGCGATGGATGGATCAGCCCCGGTAGAAAGAATCTTGTCTCTGATAAGAAGGTCATGGAATTAATAGATTTGATCTTTAATGAAATATGGAGGGAATTAGATGACGGGAAAAGAGTCCATATCATAAAACAGATGATTTTTAAAAAGATTTTTGTCAGTAGGCAAAAAGATAAATACTACATACAATGCATAGAAAAAAGGGACGCCAAATAGACGCCCCTTTTCTTTTTCTGTAAGTAATTGTTATTTCATTACTTTCCTTACCAACTTAGAAACAGCTTGCGTGATAGTCCACCTGATGTTTGCATTAACGTTGATAGTCTGAGGAGTACCGTTTGCATCCAAGTTAATTACCTCCTTGTCTATTTCCAAGAACGGATCACCTGCTGTCTGGGTAATAACCGTATTAGCCGTCTGACCTCCGGCGGCCGTCACCTTAAGAGTATTTACCAGATCGTTTACATCAGTGTTCGCAGCAATATCGGAGAATACGATACTGAAAGCAAAGGCTCCTGTTGCACCAGGGTCGTCGGCGATAACAGCGCCGTTGTTGGTAGCCTTACCTGCCGCCTGATAGGAGGTAGGTATTTCCAACGTCAGAGGATGAGTTTCGTCCGGAGTTAAGGAGAACGTTAATTTAGTTGAGTTACTTGTACCGTTGATTGTTACAGTACCACCTTCTTTCCCTACAGATGCAGTAGGATCTATTTTTACGAACTCAGCTACCGGAGATTGGTTGATGGTAGCACTTTTCTTAACACCCCCTGATTCGGCACCAAATTCTACTTGTTGCGTGCGTTGTACACGACCTTCGTATTTTTCACCTGATACGGTAACCGCCTGATCACCATCACCTGATCCCGGATTGAAGGTTACAAAACCTATTTTCATTTCTGCCATGACATTTATTTTTAATTGATTAAGATACCGACAAATATATGATTATTTTTATTCTCTTACGTCATTGATTTATTTTTATTAAATACGTAGCGCTATGGTTTTTTATCATGTTTTAATCCTATTTATTTCTTTGTTGATTATTTATTATGTATATTTGCAACATCAATATAAAACATTATAACCATGAAAGTAGATTTTTTTAACAGTAAGGATTTTTTAGGATCTAAAACTAAAGAAAGCAAGATCCGGAAGTTGTCAATCAGTAAAAGTAAGATAATGACTATCTCTGTCGATAATTTGAATTGGATGGGGGTAACGGATGCGGTTGTTATCGGCTTAGAAGAAGGGAAGATATTTGAAGGAGTTGAAAATACGGTCTTTTATCTGGCTGCTTCTGATGTTGAAGACGAGAGATCGTTTAAGGTAAATAACCTTGGTGTAAAATACAAGAGAATTTACTTAAAAGACCTGCTCGATTATCTTGGATGGGATATAGGAGAAAATTCTTATGCTGTGTATGATATTATAAAAGAAGACAGTAATCTATTCCGTCTTCAGTTTAGGGTAATAAAAAAGAGTAGGAGTGAAAAATGATGAACGATTTGGATATTAAAAACAAAAGAATACTGCTATTCGATTTTGACGGGACGCTTATAGAAACCGCTTCTGGGAATACGTTCGCTACAGACTTGACAGATATGAGGATTAAGATGGATGTGGTGAATAAGGCTCTTGACCTCATGCAGGAGAACGGCGTTAAGGTGTTTGCTATCGTAAGCAATCAAGGAGGAGTAGAAGCTGGGTTTGTTTCTGGAGCTGATATTGAAGCTAAGATAGAATACGTACTGAGGTCCGTACATGATCTGGCGGTAAAACGTGGCATAAGAGGCGTCCTATATGAAAAAAGGTTGTGTTATTCAAATGACGAACAAGATCCGATGAGGAAGCCTAACACTGGCATGATTGATGATATTCTTATGAAGTGTAAAGACACGGTAATGCGTGGTATGAACTTTAGTCAACTTAAGGGATGTTCGTTGATGGTCGGAGACGCCAGTGGTCTGCCAGGGCAGTTCTCTGATTCGGATAAGGTATGTGCTGAGAATGCCGGTATTGACTATATGGACGTTATCACGTTTGTTGGTAAATAATTTTAGGTAGTTATGTGCAATATTATGAAGGTGAATAAAACGGCGATAGTTTATCATAAATCGGATTTAGATGGCGTTGTGTCGGCAGCCATCGCAACCATGTACGAAAACAGTAAAAACAAGGATGTTATTTATATCCCGTATTCGTATGAAGATGATGTAAAGAAAGTTATTGATAAAGTAGATGAATGTGGGGTTGTTTACGTTCTTGACGTGTCTTTCGGAGCCGATTCTAAAACGATTTTCAAGAAATGGCTTGATGAAGGAAAGAGCCTGATGTGGATAGATCATCACAAGGGAATTATCGAAGATAGTAAGACATGGGGGTTCGTAGTTCCAGGGTTGAGGAGAGTCGGTACCGGTGCGTGCGCACTGGCCTCGGACCTGCTGATGGGGAAGGTGCCGGCGATAGTCAGGTGCTTATCAGACTACGATGTGTGGAATAAAGAATCCGGTTTAGGCTGGGATACGGTAGTAGCCGTCCAGTATGCCTTGAGATCAAAAATAAGACTCAATGTGTTAATAGCATTGTCGTATTTGTATGACCATTTTAAAGAAAATATGAAGGACAATGAGGTGGATTTAATTTTCTATGATCTCGCTAAAGAAGGACGTGCTATAATTAACTACATGGCCGGCAAAAACGAACAAGAGGTAAGTGCGTGCTCGTTCGAAGCTTACGTAGACGAGGTTAAGGTCGTGGCGATGAATACTACAGAATTTAGTTCCAAAGTATTTGATTCTCTTACACGAGACTGGTTAGACGGTAGGAAAATTAAAGCCCTGATGCCATTTTGTATCATGCCAGGTGGTAAAGTCCGGTTCTCTCTTTATGAATGCGTAGAAGACAGCGTAGATTGCTGTGAGGTAAGTAAGAGATTCGGTGGTGGAGGACATGCTGGTGCTGCTGGATTTGTTATAGATGTATCAAGTGACCAGTTTAAGGACTTCCTTGAAAACCATAAACTTACTTCAATTCAATAAATTAATAAGGTCGTGTTTTAAATAGGATTGGTTTCTATCAATCCTATTTTTTTTGGTGTGTGTGAGGTGGGTGAGATGGGAATAATATTGAAGGACATATGAGGCGTGAGATATGAAAGATGTTTATGTGATGGGAGAGAGGGGGTACCTATCACGAACCTCCCGCCCCCGAAACGCGTTTTCTCCCCCACACCCCCCTTCGCTGGAAAACCGAAAACGCGTTTTTACCTCAAACTTAAAAACTCTCTGATTATCAACCACTCATTTAAATTATTGGTAATCAATGTGTTATTGTAACATATTGATTATAAGCAACTTAAATAAGCATATATCCTACATATTAATGTACGCGTATAATACTGCTCTTGCGTGTTTTATAATTTGCTGATAATCAGATAATAGAATCGAAATTAATACAAGTTAACAAAAAAAATATAGTATATATATTTGTAGTAACAATAAAAGTAGTATATTTGCAATGTGTTAAAGCGATAACACATGCTGACATGATGAACCTATATAGTGTATCCGTTGGATAACGCTATATCTGTATCTGTTAATAGCTTGCGTTGTGGGTTATTGAATTGAATATCACTTGTTTAACAAATAAATACATAATGTTATGATTACTAAAAAAAATGTAAACAAACTACAGAATTCTGTTATCAAAGAAAATGCTGCAAATTTGGTAGGTGCCGTAAAGTTATACAACGCTTTATTTGCTAATGGAGCTGATCTTAAGTCTATTTGCAAGGCCTTAGAAATACCGGCAGAATACGCCGTAAAGGTTGCAGCCCTCGCCAAGGATAAAAAACGCCTGGTAGCTGTGTGTAGCCAAATGTTACCGAAAGTTGACGATACATTTGTTAAATTTGCTTTATACTCTAAAGTGTATAAGGATACCAATGCAGACAAAGAGAAAGGCGTTGAGGCTAAAACGGCTGATTGGTGCGCTGAGAATGTGGTTTACGGTAGCGAATATAAATCATTTGGTTTTACTACTGCCGAATCATTGGAGACCAAAAAAAGCACTAAATGGTTGATAAAAGAAAACGACGAGTATAAAGCTACTTATGTGGCTGTTAAGATCAAATCTTATTCTATTCGCACTGTGGCAAAGTGTGTAAGTGAATATCTCGCACATGAAAGCAACCAGCAGTAACAAGGCACGGAGAGCGCCGTTAAGCTCTCCAAAGGTTTGTCGCGTACCTTAACGCGCCTGTACGCCATTGTCAGTGGGTGCACGTCCCGCGTATGCTTTAGACTGAAGCTGACAAAAAGAGAGTTATTTTACATATTGGAGATAGATATACCGTTGCCCTTGCCGTTGGCAATTAAAGGGCTGGTATTACTGCATGAATCACCCGAATAGGCGTGATTCATGTTAGGTATGTGATTACAGTTTGGAAAACATGCCGTTGTACGAGGTTTATCTCCAGATCGAAACGTGTCTTACTTGCTTACACGAAAAAATAGAACAAGGCTGTAGATTAAATTACAGGGTACAAGCATGTAGCCTACCATGTAGGGACGTGCCGTATCAAAGCGCAAGGACACAATCGCCTTTATTTGTGGCTAAGTTGTGTAGCAGACGGAAAATATAATAACAACATAGTACGGGCCTGTACGCAAGAACTACGTACTAATTACGGGCTGTTGGTTGTAGCATAAAATCTCTATAGGATAGGAATGCGTGTCCGGTTCGATTCCGGAGCAACCTCTAAATTATAAATAATATAATAGCATGGAAAAGAAAGCAATGATCAACGCTTTAATTGAAGCGTTCAATAAATCTAAAAACAGTTGCGTAAAAATAACATTGCGTAACTATATCGAGACGGTGGAAACACTTAGTGAAAATGAGTATAAAGAGGCGGAGAGTTTCTATATTGAAGCACTTAATAGATGGAGTTAATCATAATTAAAGCATAAAGAAAATGGAAAGGAAATTTAAATCTTATATGGTGGATGTCCGCGGTCTGTCCAGGAAAGAAGCTAAAGAAAAGCGGAAAAGAGCGTATCGTGAATTTATGTTGTATCGTGATCTCAAAGAAGCGCATCATGCCGATACGGGAAAGGACAAATGC